TCATAATACTAATTTTTGAACAAAGATAAAAAAAAAGCAATATAAGCATGACCAAAGACCTTCCAATTTACAAAATCACCATCGAGGATGAATATGCCGATGGCGAGAATTTGGGAATCGAAATGATAGCATTCACGAGTTCGCCAGCCATAAAGGTTCGTGGCTTAGCTTTCAGTAGCGAGAAAAAAATGCTTTTCGCTGATGATGTGAAATATCGCATCACTGCACCAGCTATGATACCGATGGACATCTATCGCAGAGATTCTGAAGAGGGTGACTATTATGTGCAGTTCACCGCTGATGTCATTGAGAAGATTCATGCCAAGTTTATGGCTGACCTCCGCAATCGTGACATCTTCAACCTGGAGCATGACACTGATAAGAAGGTACCAGCCTACATCCTTGAAACATGGATCGTGGACAACCCAACCAAAGACAAAGCATTCAGCACATTTGGCATCGAGGTACCGGAAGGAACTCTCATGGTGACTGCTCAAGTGACTGACCCAGAGTACTACAACAAATTGGTTGAAGAGGGTCAAGTTGGTTTTTCCATCGAAGGCTTCCTTGGTCTGAAACTTTCGGAACAATTAAATCTTAATACAATGAAGTTACCTGATGGAGAGCACACCATTGAGGACAAAATCTATGTCGTGAAAGACGGCGAGGTTGTTGAAATCAAAGAGGTGGAAAAAGAACCAACTGAAGAAGTGGTTGAGGAAGAGATGTCAACTGAAGAGGTTGCAATGGAAGAAACAACAGTTGAAGAGACAACTGAAGAGTCTACCACTACCGAAGAGGAGATGGCTATCGACCCAGCAACAGACGCAGAAGCAATTCTTGCAATCGTCTTGCCAGTGATTGAGGAGCGTGAGAAGGCATTGATTGCCATCATCGCTGACCTCCGCAATCAGATGGAAGAGATGTATGCAGAGAAAGAAGAAGAGAAGGCAGAGGAGCAAATTGCCGAGGCTACAATGAGCCAAAAATTTGCCGCATTTAAGCAATTCAGTAATCAATAAAAAACAAATAAAAATGTCAAGAAAACTCCGTTTCGATTTGGATGTTGACGCATCCGCTCTATTGGCAGCGAACCCAGAGGCATTCTACTCTAAAGCATATTTGAGTGAAGAGTCTATCGCTGACAACTACCGCCTCCTTCCTGGTGTGAAGGATAAGACTAAACTTGCAACCGTGTTATTTTCACGACCGTTGCAAGCATCTAACTGCTCATTCTCGGCTCCCGATGATGACTTGAGCGCAGTTGAAATTTCGGTATGTGCGTTATCCAGCCTTGCGCAAATCTGTCAGTTTGACCTTGAGCAATCATTCCTTGCACTTCAAATGGCTAAAGGTTCAAATGGTGACTTCACTGTTGCATCTTTCATGGATTTCTACTGGAATGAATTAGCTAAAGCTATCGGTCAAAGCATCGAGCTTATCCGTTGGCAAGGTGACACAGAGAGTGTTGATACTACTTTATCTCTTTGTGATGGTTACGAAAAAATCCTTTGTGGTAATGAGGCTGTAAATGGTCTTTATGGTGGTGCAATTACATCTTCAAATGTATTGACTCAATTGGCTGCTGTATTTGCTGCTGCTCCTGCTGCAATCATCCGCAAGAAAGCTGACCTTCGCTTGTATGTTTCTACCAACGTAGCAAACGCATACGAATTGGCTGCTGCTACTGGCAACACCATGACATATGTGACTACTCCATTGGCATTGACTTACCTTGGTGTTAAAGTTGTAGCTTGTGAAGGTATGTCTGACAACACAATCGTGTTGACTTTGAAAGATAACCTCATCTACGCATTCGACGCAGAGGGTGATTCAAAAGCGTTGAAAGCTGTCAACCTTTCTGACACAGTTGCAGAGCCGTACATCCGTACTCGTGCAAACATGAAAGTTGGTTTCACTGTTGTGAATCCAAGCGAGGTTGTTATGTACAACGTTTGCTTCGACTAATCGAAAGCAACCCATATATATTTGGGGGGTGAAATTCCCCCCTATTTTTAAACTGATAAATCAAAAATTATGGCTTGTGAAGCTTTAGAAACAATTGTAAAATCATGCGACAACAATAGTGGTGGCATTGAAAAGATTTGGATTAATCAGCAAGACAACATTGCGTCATTCACTTTAGATGCAACCAACACATGGACAATCGATGCTATCACTTTAGCTGGTGGTGCTCCTGACTATACTCCATTCGAGATACGCAGAAACACTGGAAGCTATGTTGAAGATGCTGCCATCGACCTCGTGAACGGTTCATCTTATGTGACTGCGACAATCTCTTTGATGTTCCACCGTCGTGACCAAGACAAATCTCAAGCAATCAAAATCTTGGGTGCTGGTCAGCAATACCTTAACGCAATCGTGAAGGATATGAATGGCAAGTACTGGTACTTCCCATTCCTTCAGTTGAGTGCTGTTGGTGAAGGTTCAGGTACTACTCGTGCAGATGGTAGCAAGTACTCTGTGACATTGATCGCAGAGAATGACTTCCTCGCATACGAGATTGAAGAGGCTGCTGTGAATGCTGTCATTGCTTAATCAAAAATCAACCTACTATAAAGAGCCATCCACACCGGGTGGCTTTTTTTGTGAACAAAATTTGACCTCATTGCAATATAAGTAAATGATTTACATTAACAAGGGAGAGGTGAATTCGATTGTGTTGACTTTGACAGAGGTCTCAACATTGTCTGCACCTTATTATTTATTCGTTTTCCAAAACGAAATGAACCCAACATCCGACCCAATACTCTTCACAGCACCCGATGACTCCGACTATCCAGAGAGATTCAACCTATTCTATTTGGATGAGCCCGTTGATGTCGAGCTAATGAAGGGACAATATACATACTCGGTGTACGAATCCACAATTCCACCCACAGAAATCAGCGATACCACTGGTGTTGTCATTGAAGAGGGCAGAATGGTTGTGAGTGGCGCATCGACATCATCAATTTATGACTAATTATGGCTTGGTACGATAGATTCAGAGCAAAACAACAACCAGAGATGGAAGTCATCTCGCCAAATTATGAGGCATTCAGCACACCATTCCTCAAGGTAGGTGGCGCAAACCTTTCTTTGCCATACGTCAACGGCAGATACACAACTGCTGGATGGATTTCATTTGGCCAGGACAATATGTATCCAGAGCTACTCAATCAAATGGTGTTCAGCTCGCCACTTCATGGTGCCATCGTGGACTACAAGACCAATGCTGTCATTGGTGGTGGCTTCGACATCAAAGTTGAGGGCGCAACTGCCAAGGATTTGCTTGACCTCTACACATTCGAGAAGAAAATCAACATCAAAAAGATTGCACGAGCAGTCACTGAGCAGTTGGTTGTGCACAATCGTGTTTACTTTCGCCTGGTATTTGATGAGAAAATGAAGCTCAAGAGAGCTCACAACGTATCGCCAGAGAAGGTGAGACGTGGTCGTCAACCAAATCAGTACTTCATCTGTGAGGATTGGTCGGCTCGAATCAATGTCCAAGAAATTAAGAGACACCATCCGACTTGCACTGACACAGAACAGTTGTTCGTTTATGAGGTTGAGACCCTTGGTCAAGATTGGTATCCGCTACCAAAGTACAGCTCCGCACTTAACTTTGCATTTTTGAGTGGCGACCTGTCATTTTTTGCAAAGAGCAACATTCAGAACAGCATCTTCCCATCATTTGCGATTATGTTCCCAAAACGTCCGCAATCAGAAGAAGAAAAGAACGTACTCAGAAACACCATCGACAAGCTCAAAGGAGCTCAGAACGCTGGCAAGACTGCCGCATTTTTTGCGAACTCACAAGACCAGCTTCCAAAGATTGAGAGCATCCCAACCAACTCGAATGACAAGCTCTTCCAGGAAGCATCTGCACTCAACACAGAGCAAATCTGCTTCGCTCACACCATCGACCCAATTTTGATGGGTGTCAGAACAACTGGCTCACTTGGTTCTGGTAGCGACATCAAGCAAGCATATGTCATCTTCGAGAAAAACGTTGTCATGCCATTGCGTGAGCAAGTGCAAGATATCTTCAATGAGATTCTGCACATCGCCAAGCTCGGATTCGCTGACTTCAAAATCAATAACTTCCAAATCATCAATGAATCAATCGTTGAAATCGAAGGTGATGCAAGCAAGACATCTGATGCACTCAATGCAATGAGCCCATTGGTTGCTACCAAAGTACTTGAGCAGATGACCATCAATGAGGTCAGAGCACTCGCATCACTTCCACCGATTGAAGGTGGTGATGTAACCCAAACACAAGCAGCAGCAGCCGCACAACCTCAAATACCTCAAGCGTAATGTTGTATTTTATCACAGAAAACTACCTCAAGACCAACACACCAATCACCGCCAATGTGGATGTGACTGATGTATTCCCATATGTAGCCACTCAAGCGCAGCTCAGAGTGATGCCGATATTGGGCACCGTATTCTACAACCATTTGCTCGAGGCATACAACGATCAGACTCTCACACCTGAAGAGGAGCAGCTCGTGTTGTTCATTCAGCCGGTCATTGCATGGAGGTCTGCTGAAGATGCTGTATTTGGTTTGACATATCAGCTCAAAAATAAAGGACTCCAACAACAGAGTGGTGACTACTCGCAGCCAGTAGGTCGCAGTGAGGTTGCATTCGGCATGGAGCACTATGCACAGAAGGCTTCATTCTTTGAGATGCGCCTCATCAGATACCTGGTAAAAAACCGAGCAGAATATCCTATCTTCATTAGCCATGAGAATCGTGACACCGACCTTCGCCCACAAATTGAGTGCGTGCAGTGCATCGGTGACTGCTTCATGAATGGTGCCTGGAACTGCGGATATCCACGCAACAACGGATACAACAACCAAATTCTTGTCATCTGATGAAAAACAGCCTTTTTATTTTGACCGCTTCATTCGTTACAATACTCGCACCAGTACAACCAATGGTGTTGATTGCCATTCTTGCCATATTCATTGACACCATATTTGGAGTATGGCGAAGCGTAAAGAAAGGAGGCTGGCAAGCATTCAAATCTCGCAGACTATCTGATACAATCGGTAAGTCATTGCTCTATTGTGGTGGCATCATCTTCACATTCCTCATCGAAAAGTACATCGCTGGTGATATCATCGCTCACTTCATTTCTGTTGAGCTCATCATGACAAAATTTGTGGCTTTTTTCTGCGTAGTGGTTGAGGTGAAGAGCATCAACGAATCATATGAAAGCGTGACCGGAAAGAATATCCTCGCTGCCATGCGTAGATTCGTTACACGATCTAAAGCAGAACTCGATAAATGGAATTAGACATCTCCAAAATCAAGCAAGTTAGGCTCAAAGAGTCGCAGTACTTTGCTGAGGAGTCAGGCAAGACTCAAATCTATTTGCACCACACTGCTGGCAACGGCAATGCGGAGGCAGTCAGTAGGTATTGGAACGGAACCAGCGATAGAGTAGCCACTGCTTTTGTGGTTGGTCAGGATGGATTGATTGTGCAGTGCTTCAGCTCAAAGCATTGGGCGTGGCATCTCGGCATCAGCAAAGCAGAATTCAAAGGTCAAGGTGCCAAATATCAAAATCTTGACAAGGCTTCTGTTGGAATCGAGGTCTGCAACTGGGGATATCTCAAGGAGAAAGATGGTAAGTTCTACAACTATGTGAACGCTCGAGTGCCTGAATCTATGGTGACCACCTTGGACGAGCCATTCAAGGGATACAAGCATTGGTACAAATATACCGATGCACAAATTGAAAGCACTCGCCAGTTGTTGGTGTATCTCTGCGATACCTATAACATACCGAGAGAATATAGAGCGCAAATATTTTCGCTTGACAAGGAGGCATTCAAGGGCACTCCTGGTATCTATACTCACAATTCGGTCAGAAAGGACAAGAGTGACATCTATCCATGCCCGAGAATGATTCAAATGCTTGAGAACTTATGAAGATTCTGTCTCTAATATTGGTAATATTTGCGACAAGTTGCACAGCCAACTATCATCTGCGCAAAGCAATTAAGAAAGGATACCGCTGCGATGAGGTTGGGGACACCATTCGCATCACATCAATCGACTCGATTCCATACGTTGTAAACGATTCAATCTATTGGGAGAAGGTGCTGGTCCAAAAAGATACGATAGTGCGCTACAAGACGTCCTATGTGCCCAAAACAAGATGGCAGACTCGCATCGAATACAAGCTCAAGCGTGACACCATTCGCCAGGTGCAGAAGATAGAGGTGGCAAAGTACAAATCACAAAAAGAAAAGCCATCATTTTGGGTGCTGATTCTTGGCTTTGTGATTGGCATGGGAACAATGTATCTATTCAGATACTCTAAATCAAGTTTATGATATTAAAAAAGCACGCCAAGAACATCCACGAGCTTCAACTCGAGGGCAACTTGGTGAAGATAGCGATGCTATCAGATGTCCATTGGGACAATCCAAAAAGCGATTGGAAGCTCCTCAAGCGTGACCTCGACTATTGCCTGGAGCACAACATCCCCGTCATGATAAATGGCGATATGTTCTGCCTAATGCAAGGGCGTGGTGATCGTAGAGGAAACAAGTCAGACATCAGACCAGAGCATAACAATGCAAAGTACCTGGATAGCATAGTCGACACCGCTGTTGAGTGGTTTCTACCATATGCTCACATTCTGACAGTCATCGGATACGGCAACCATGAGACCGCAATCATCAAGTATCAAGAGACTGACATCCTTCAGCGATTCGTGGACCTTCTCAACTACAAAGCTGGGAGCAATGTGTTCGCTGGTGGATATGGTGGATGGTTGATTGTTCGCCAGACATTCAATGGCAATGTGCAGATGGCTACCAAAATCAAATACTTTCACGGCAGTGGTGGTGGTGGTGTGGTGACCCGTGGTGCCATCAACTTGACCAGGGCTTTGGAGATGTATGAGGACTTCGATGTGTTCACGATGGGTCACATCCACGAGAATGCTGCCAGAAATGATGTGCGTGACACAATCAGCTTCCATTCAAAGACCGGATATCGCCACCATCACAAAGACATCCATCTCATGCTCACTGGTACCTACAAGGAAGAGTATGGTGATGGGTCCAAAGGATGGCACGTTGAGCGTGGTGCTCCCATCAAGCCAACTGGAGGGCGTATCCTCACCATTGAGTGCGGAAGATATGAGGAGGATAAGGTGAAAAAAACCGCCAAGTCTATCGACTCAATCAAATTTCCTTTGTAAATTTATATCCGTATTCATAATACGTTGTTTTGGGGGAGCTTTCGGGCTCCCTTTTTTCGTATTATAATAGGATATTTGCGAACATTTGCGTACATAATCGGGTATAAACCGATTAAACTCACATTATATTGCACCTTTTAGGGTACGTTTTGTACCTTTTTGGGTACAATTAAGCGTATTTCACCGCTATTAAGCGTTTTTCATGTCACAAAATAAGGGTAAAACCTTACGAACTTTGTCATAAAATAAGGGTAAAACCTTAATAAAGTAAACGATTTTGCTTACACTCCAAAAAAAAAGTTTAAAAAAATGTTCATAATTTGTAACATATTTGCAAATGTTGCGTATATTCGCAGAAACAAAAACAATTTATTATGGACAAAGAACAAATTTTAGAACTAATTAGAACCACAGAGGCAGAGCTATACAAGGAACTTCTTGAGTGTTATCAGTATCGTGATGCAAGGGATGCAAAAGATGCGGCTATATTCAGAGCATCAGCTGCTTGGTTTTCTGTTAATGAACTACTTGAAAAAATCGAAGAAAATGAAAACAATTAAATTCCTATTTCAAGACCTCAACCAAGACGAGCGTCAGATTCTTGGTGGTGCAGCTGTGATGATTGCTGGCATTTGGTTCCTATTTTGGTTGGCGACAAACGTATCAAGACCAGTGGTCGACCATCCAAGCATCGACCCACAAATCTATCAAGAGCCAAGCTACGAGCTGCCAGCTTCATTTGATAAGTATGTCAACCATGTGTACAACGATAAATACAACAAGTAATGATTACAATCGATATCCGTGACCACGAATGCATCAAGATATTTGGCGAAGCTGCCGTTGATTTATTCGTTGAATTCGAAGATGTGGGTGATACCGAGACGAATGGCACAACCATGGCAAACTATGTCATCAAAGTGGGTGACTCTTATGGCGATTATAAAATAACAGAAAAACACTATTATGAAAAACTTACAATCAAACAAACAAAAGAATGCGATGAATACCTCGCCAAGCTCTATGAGCAATGCTACTTTGAGCAAGCATACATCGAAGCCATCAACGAGGATGAGCTTGATTGGTTCATTTAATCACTACCAGGTCAACCGATTTTGTACATCATTCAACCACGATCTATACAACAGAATTTGTGAAATCAAAATGACAGAGATATGAGATTCAAACTAACATACCACATCGGGCTCGCAGTCGTGCAAGAGTGGATATTTACCAGCAAATCGCTGGCATACTGGAAAAAAATGGACCTGATTGAGACGGGTCGATTCAATGATGGAAAATTTAAGGTAACACCGGTATGAGAGTAGGTTCAGACTTTAGTGGAGTTGGTGCATTCAACCAAGCTCTAATGAGATTAGGTGTTCAATTTGAAGAGGTGTTCGCTTGTGACATGGATAAATATGCACGAGAAACATTCATCCACAACTATGGTGAGCCGAAATATTATCCGACCAATGTCTATGACCGAGAGATTCCAACCGAGTCACTTGATATCTATATGACTTCACCGCCTTGTCAAGCATTCAGTTTGGCTGGAAAGCGACTGGGCAAAGAGGATAAGCGAGGCATCTTGTTCTTCAACTCACACGAGTTCATTCAGGTAAACAAGCCGAGATTCTTCATCTTTGAAAACGTCAAAGGATTGCTCTCTGATGATGGTGGCAAAACATTCCAGGAGTGGGTGAATATGCTTGGAGGCAAATCAGTCAATGGAGTTCCAGTTTTATTCCCTTATGATGATTCAGTTCCATACCATTTGTATTGGCAAGTTCTAAACGCAAAGCATCACGGAGTTCCGCAGAATCGTGAGCGAGTTTTCTTGATTGGTATCCGTGACGATGCTGATAACAAATTCCAATTTCCAAGAGAAGAGCATTTGACCAAACGATTGAAGGATGTGCTGGAGGATGCTGTGGATGATAAGTATTTTTTGAGTGAAAAGTTGTTAAATTTTTTAATAAATTATCAACCTAAAAATTTTCAAATTAATACTCCATTAATTAACACAACAAATATATCAAGATCAATAAATACTCGCACTCAATTTTGCGGCAGACAAGATAATTTTATTAAAATAAATTCAAACACATCCAAAGGATATGAGGAAGCCATTGAAGGTGACTCAATTAATTTTAGTGTACCTAACAGCGAAACAAGACGTGGTCGTGTAGGTAAAGGAGTTGCACAAACATTAGACACGTCTTGCAATCAAGGAACTTTGAAATCAGGTGAAATTAGAAGACTCACACCCAGAGAATGCTTTAGATTGATGGACTTCCCAGATTCATTTACCTGGAAGGTAAGCGATTCACAAGCATACAAACAAGCTGGCAACTCAATTGTTGTCAATGTACTTTACAAAATCTTAAAACAACTACCAATATGACAATCCAAGACCTAATTGACGAAGTCAAGCAAGAAATCGAGGCAAGAGACCTGGCGTATCGCCATGGAGCCAACAACCGCATGAGATACAAAGTGTATCAGAAATACTACCTCATGCACTATTTGAGAAAGCATAAGCTAACCCTGCAAGAGATTGGCGATTTATTCGGTCTCAAGCATTGCACTGTGTTGTATGGAGCGCAACAAGCTGAATGGTTGAAAAAAGACAGACTGTTCCTGAAGATGACTGATGATCTACGCCAGAAATTTGAGAAATACACCGCACTCAACTACCCCATCACAAGAAATCTCATCCATGATGTGATGCAATGTAGCGCATATTGGGAGCTTAAAAAGATACAGACTGACATCAAGCGAGGGGTGTATGGTGAGTTCACAAGCGTGACGGAATGACGATTGCTCTATTGTACCGATTACTGGAGTGATGGTAAACACAACAAGAGCAAAAAAAAATTTAGAGCGTCATCGTCACGGAAAAACGTTAAGTCGCACAATACCAACGTTTTAACCATCAAGATTTGCATATTTATCGTCACGCATCGTCACAAAATACCCATTTATCGTCACGAAATGCTTATATTTATACCCCACAAAACAACATTTTATGAAAGTTTCAATCTTTAAATCACTATTTAACATCAAAGAAACGCCTTTTGAATTGTCCATTCACGAGGTTTACAACCGCATAAAGCACGGCAACCCCGAGCTCATTAAAAAGGTCACAACCATACGATCACTGGAGAAGGCTGACCCAGAGCATGACCGCCTCAAGTCATCACTGAACGCCATCATGTTCAATGGGACCTTCACCGAGCGCAATGACAGCAGTCTGGTCGAGCATTCTGGTCTGTGCATTCTGGACTTTGACCAATATCCAACCAAAAAGAAAATGATGGAGGAAAGGAAGCGGCTGATTGCTGACCCTCATGTGATGATGGTATTCACCTCTCCATCTGGAAATGGCTTGAAAGCTGTCATCAGAATACCGAAGTCGGATAAGGTAGAGCACAAGCGCAGATTCACAGCATTCGGCAAATACTTCCAGAGTGAATACTTTGATACAAAGAACAGCAACGTCAGCCGGGTATGCTTCGAATCATATGACCCTGACATCTACTTCAATGAGTTCTGCCAGGTATTTGAAGGCATTGAGCAAGACCAAGGATTCAGCTACACAGAGCGCACTCCCATCTGTATCCTATCCGATGAGGACAAAATCATCAGCTTGATTGAGCGATTCGACCATGGATGTCAATTCGAGGAGGGCAGTCGCAATGAATTTGTGTTTAAATTAGCAGCAGTTCTTTGCGAGTATGGCATTGGGAAGGATACGGCAGAACAGTATATCTGGACCAAGTATGCTCAAGGCTCCAGCTTCAGCGAGCAAGAGATGGTGACAACCATTCGCTCGGCTTACAAAAAAGCCTCATACGGCATCAAATACTTCGAGGACAAGGATACCTTCCAAAGGGTGCGTCAAAAGCTAAAGAGCGGCATCGCAGATGATGACATCAAGAAACAACTGAATGTGCGAGAGGATGTCATTGAGGACATCAAGAAAGAGATTCAGACCGGTGATGATATCTTTTGGTCGGTCAATGAGAAAGGCACGATCACAATCAAGCCATCCAACTACTCTGAATTTCTGGTCAAGAACGGATTCAATAAGTACTATCCAGAGAATGCAGAGAAGCCAACCTTTGTCAGAGTCAAAGAGAACAAGGTCAAGATATCATCGGCTGAACAAATCAAGGACTTTGTGCTGAACTATCTGCAAAGCAAGGGTGAGATGGATGTATGGAACTACTGCTCCAGGAATGCGTTTCTATTCAATGAGAACTTCATAAATATGATTGATAGCATCAACATACTGATGCTTCAGGATAGCAAGAGCTCCTCATATATCCCATTCAAGAATGGAGTGGCAAAGATATCCAAGAATAAAGTGGAGCTCAAAAGTTACATCGATGTGGATGGATACATCTGGGAGAATCAAATCATCGAGCGAGATTTCACTCTACTGGATGACTGCACCAATGACTTTCAAGATTTCGTCAGCAAGGTCTCAGCAGATGATAGAGGCAGAATCAATGCGCTTGAGACCACACTCGGCTACTTGATGCACACCTTCAAAGATAAAACTGACCAGAAAGCAATCATCTTCAATGACCAAGAAATCGATGACAATCCAAATGGAGGGTCAGGAAAGTCACTCATGCTGGCTGCACTCGGCAATCTGCGCAGAGTTGTCAAGATAGATGGCAAGAGCTTCAATCCATCGAAGTCTGATTTCGTTTATCAGCGAGTCAACCTGGACACGCAGATTCTTGCATTCGATGATGTGCGCAAAGCATTTGACTTCGAGCAGCTCTTCAGCCTCATCACAGAGGGAATCACTGTCAACCGAAAGAACAAGGATGAGATATTTATCCCATTCAACCGCTCACCAAAGATTGTCATCACAACCAACTATGTCATCAGTGGTGCAGGCTCTTCTCATGATCGCAGAAGGCATGAGCTGGAGTTCTATCAGTACTTTCACTCCAAGCGCAGCCCACTCGATGAGTATGGTCGACTATTATTCGACTCCTGGACCGATGAAGATTGGTTGAAGTTCGACAACTATATGGTCAAGAACCTTCAGAAGTACCTCACCAATGGATTAATGAAAGCCATTAGCATCAACGCAGATGCCAAGCGACTCATTCAGGCAACGTGCAAGGATTTCTTTGATTGGGTGGAGGAAGGCAACCTCGCTCTCGATGTGTACCACTACAATGGAAGCAAGATTCAAGAATTCACCTCCGAGTTCACATCATTCAAGGAGCTCGAGCCACGCAGATTCCTCAAATGGGTGCAATCGTATGCTGACTATAAAGGTTACAACATCACCAAAGGACGCAATCACAACGGCAGATACTTCATTCTCGATTCGGGAACTCCCAAACCGACTCCAGAATCTGATGATATTTGGGATGAACTTAATGAAAAAGCAAAGCAATAATCATGGGACAAAAACGAAATTTACCAACTCAAAAAAATATCATAAAACATTGGAATAATACATATGAAACTGATTTTGAAGAAGGTTATTGTTGGGGATGTGGATTTAACGCAAGATTAGAGAGATGTCATATTTATGATAGATATAAATCAAATGATGATTCAGAAGATAATTTAGTGATTTTATGTAAATTTTGCCATAATCATTTACAAGAGACTCAATGCCTAACAGAAAAAGGAAGGGAACAATTTAAAAAATCTATCATTGAAGGCATTCCTTATATGAGTATTGTTATGTCTTGGAGATTAGAAGCATTAAAAAAAGGAATTTATTCAGAAATTTTAACAATAAACCCATTCAACAAATGACACGACAACACCGACAAATCCTAAAAGACCTCCAGCTCAAGCACAAGATGGAAAAGTATCCAACCATCCCACCGCAAAACATTGCACTGGACCAATGGAATGACAACTCAGCCAATGCACTGACCAAGTCAATCATCGCCTTCCTTCAGTTCAGTGGATGCCAAGCGGAGCGAATCAACACGATGGGAGTCTATCGCAAAAAATACCGCACAGATGGAGTTGTCATCGGTGGTCAGTGGACCAAGGGCACCGGCACACCAGGTTCGGCAGATATCTCAGCCACGATCAAGGGACGTTCTGTAAAAATTGAGGTCAAGTATGGCAAGGATAGACAGTCAGATGTGCAGAAAGCATACCAGAAAGCCATCGAGGAAGCTGGTGGTGTGTATGTTATTGCAAAAGATTTTGAAGGATTCTTGAAATTTTATGAGCAATTTTGTGAATCAATCAAATAAATCAGTATATTTACAATTCAAAACAACAAAAAAAAACGATTATGACTACAAAGAAAGCGGAGGCTACACTCGCAGAGCCAATGAACATTTGGCAAAAATTACACGCTGCCAAGCAGCAGATTGGAAAGGTTGCAAAGAATGCAACGAATCCTCATTTCAAAAAGAGTTATGCTGACATCAATGCACTGCTCACAACGGTGGAGCCTATCCTCCACGAGCATGGACTGCTTCTCTTGCAGCCAGTGGTTGGCAATGATGTGGTGACTCGTATCATCGACATCGATTCTGGTGAGGTCATCGAGTCATTCATGAGCCTTCCGGTCATCACAGACCCACAAAAGGTGCTCGCTGCCGTCACTTACTTCAGAAGAGGTACATTGCAATCACTGCTATCACTTCAAGCTGTGGATGATGATGGCAATACAGCGGCTGCTGCTCCTCAAGGAAAGCCAACAATCAATGCAGAGCGATTCAAATCAGCACTCGAAGCAATCGAAGCTGGCAAGTACACAGCAGAGCAATTGGCTTCAAACTATGCACTAACTGAAGTACAACTCAAAGCTCTCGCACTATGAAATGGCATCCATCGCAAATCGGTAAGCTGATGACCAATGGCAGAGCCAAGGACAGCATCGGAGAAACAGCCAAGAGCTACATCAAGCAGTGTGCAAAGGAAGATTTCTACAACTACACCACAGAACTCAACAATAAGTACATCTGGAAAGGTAGAGAGCAAGAGCTGGAATCAATCAACCTCATCAACTCTGTGAGGTTTACCAACTACGTCAAGAATGAACAGACCATCGAGAATGACTATCTCATCGGCACAGCTGATATCGTCATCGAGCAGCGAGTCATCGATGTCAAAACATCGTGGTCCCTGGATACATTCCCAGCACTTGTGGAAGATGCAGTCAACCCACTCTATGAATGGCAGCTGCGTGCTTATATGATGCTCTATGACAAGCCATGTGCCGAGCTGATATATTGCATGGTCACAACATGGGATGAGTTCCTCAACGAATACGAGAATCTCCAGCTGCACAGAGTCGACCATATCAATCCAGAGAAGCGAATCACAGCTCTCTGGTATGATAGGGATGAAGATATCGAGGCAAAGATGGTTGCTCGCCTTAAAGAAGCATCCGATCTATATCATGAATATTACGAACAATTAAATAACAAGTAAAAATGGAAGAGCTAAAAGCAAAAGGCACCATTCACCACCTTGGTGAAGCCAAACAAGTGAGTGACAAGATGAACATCAGAGAGTTCGTTCTATCAATCGGTGACAAGTATCCGCAGCTGGTACAATTCCAAGCAGTTAATGAGCGAGTGAAGTTCCTGGATGGAGCCAAAGTCGGTCAAGAATGTGAGGTAAAGTTCGACCTTCGAGGTCGTGAGTACAACGGCAAGTATTATGTCAGCCTCAATGCATGGGATATCCGCATCGCAGCACCATCAAAACCAATCACAGATGAAATCGATGACGATTTACCTTTCTGATGGCGAGAACATTCGGGACTTCATCCATAAAGAGTTGAGGTCCCGACTCTCCAAGAGATATCGGATGACTCACTTGGCTGAAGATATGAATCTCAACTACTACACATTGACCAGATTCATGAAAGGCAATGGGGTGGGCGATGAGTTCTACATTCAAGCATTCAACTTCCTAATGAAATGAAGTATTTCATCGCATACATAGGCACCAAAAATGACAACCTCGATAGCTTGGTTGCAAGGGTGCACGACTTATTCAACATGATGCCAGGTGTCAACACTTGCATCGTGCTCACCTTCTCGGATGAAGTACACATCTCGGAAGTGACTCCAGAGGAATTCTACGAACAATATTCAAGCCTTAACTAATGGAACAGCAAATACAAGACCCAATCGTGCTCAAGGTGCTGGCAAAGTATTATGAGCGCAGCCAGCTCGGGATTCAGAAATATGGGCGCACTTTAGATCGTGATGACTTGAGCCTCACCGATTGGTTGAATCATCTCCAGGAGGAATTGATGGATGCCACGCTCTACATTGAGAAGCTGAAGGCAGATGTCAAGTTTATTGAGCAAAAAACTGGACAAGGATAAGTGGTAAAAATTGCCACATATCTAAACACGAAATGTAAACGAGAGATGCAACTGACGAGTTGAACGTAGACTACCGTGCATTGGCTGCGGTTCTCATCGTAGGGAGATAGGTTAGCCTTCCGAGAAAAAAGGCTTTTTTAAACTAAACAACAAGACAATGAAAACAGCAGTAGAATGGTTAGCAGAGCAAATGTTATGGAATGAATTTCATAATCCATATTTAGACCAAGCCAAAGAAATGGAGAAGGAGCAGATAGGTGATGCTTATGAAAGAGGATTTAATCAAGGATACAGAGACCCTGAATTTTTAAATACAAATGATTCAGATGATGAATAAAATAACCTTTAAACAACAAGAACAATGCAAGTGTGGTCAGCCAAAAGTTGGTGGATATAGTTGCCAAAGAACGGATTGTAATCAAACCTTTAAACAACAAGAACAATGAAAATAGAAATCACCCACTACGGACACAAAGCCAGCTATGAGTTCGAACACGAGGATGTGGAGCTTGAGGACTTGATTTATCACATTGAGCAGTTGATTCGGTTGACTGGCTATTCAATCAATGGAACATTAGAAATAG